CTTAGATGTAGTTAGAGTTAGAGGTCATGAAACTTCTAAGGCTAATGCAGATCAGTACGCAAAAAATATTTCAGAAATTATTTCTGGCATCAGAGCTACAGGCATCAGTACATTGTCTGGTTTAGCTAATGCTTTAAATGATCGTGGTGTTAAAACTTACCAGGACAAAGTTTGGTACCCGACAACAGTAAAAAATGTCCTAGAAAGAGTGGGAGTATAATGGATAAAGAAACATTAGTTAACTTAGTTAATCAAGGTATCGAGCATGAAAAATCAAAATATCCTAATTGGGATGATAAAAAAGATATGATTAAAGTTGAGATTAAGTTTGAAGGTCAATCTTTAAAATTATTTTTTTCAAAAAAAGATAAACAAGGAGGTAAATAATGTGGTCTTATATTGTTCATGTATTAAAGAAACAGTTCATGACTAAAGTGAACACAGAAGATAAACAATATGTTTACAAGGAACCAATGAGCATAAAAGAAATCTTGATTGGAATTGCAGAAGGTTTAGCATTCTTGTTTTTTTTAGGATCCTTAATCTTAGCTGTTACCCTTGGCTGTGTCATGATTGATAAGTGTTATTATTTTTATGTACCAGGAGGATTTTAATATGAAAGATAGTGGTAGAAAAACTTCTTACAAAAGAAAAGAATTAGGTGCGAGTGTGATCGGTGCATTGATCCCTGGCATAAAAAGTTTCAAAACCCCAAATGAGGTTTTGGAAGATGCTCTAAATGAGTATCAAGGAAAGGAGGCTAAGAATGACTTAGCTAACAATCCAAAGGTTAAGGCTGGAATAACATTAGAACCAGCAATAACCAAAATGTTTGTCAATGAATTACAAACGATTGCCACAGAGCAAAAGGTCAAGTTCAAAATATCCGTTCCGGGTGAGGCCAACTTGTATTCATTAGACAATGGTAAACTCGGCAGTTCTTTAGATAATCTTTTGACTATATCAAATGGAAATCTTGAGATTACTGATCACAATAATTTTTTAGCCGTCTTGAGCAAGAGTGGTCCAGTAGAAATCAAGAATTTTTCTGGAGCTGCCGATGAACCAGTTTATCCTTCTTACATTTATCAGTTACAACAGCAGATGCTTTGTACTGGTAGTACCTGGGGTATACTTGTTCGATTAGTAAAGGGCTGGGAGTTACAATGGTTTATTTACGAAAGAAATAATAACATCGTTACTGACATCATTAATGCTGCTACAGATTTTTGGAATAGGTTCGATGGTATATTACAAGGTAAAGACTATTGGTATCCACCAGAAACTACTGAAGAGGCAACTAAGATCTTTAAAGGTAATGGAATAAAAGATCCAGTAGTTATGGATGGTAATAATGAATTGGGTAAGTGGATTGATCAGTACAATGATGCTAACACAATTATAAAATTAAATACTGAAAAAAAAGATGAGGCATCAAAGTTAATAAAAGAAATCATGAAAGAGAATGAAGTTATTTCTTGGAATGGTTTCATAGTCAATCACACCACAATGACTAGAAAGAAAACTAAAATGGTAGAAGTACCAGGTGCTGATCCTATTATTACAAGGAGGTTCAGCATAAAGGATGTCCGATGAATATAACTTTCAATGGTTCAATGCTTATATCACAGCTCGTAAGTACACAGCTAAGATGCTGCGTGAAAAGATCTTACAAAAGACTGGTCATGATATTGAGCAACAGTTCCTGGAAGAGATCATCGAAATTATGGGCCAAACAGCATATGAGTTTATGCGTTTGCAACAACAAGTGTTCACAATCAATGTCGTAAAGGAGGACAATTTAAATGACACAACAAGAAACGAAGGAGAAGATGACGATGACGAACCAACACAACACTAAAAATATTATTGATGCTTTGTCTAAGTTTCAAGAGGAAGGTATTAAAGCAGTTAAAGATGGTACAAATCCATTCTTTAAATCTACATACGCAACTCTTGAAGATGTAATCAAGGCTGCCAATGAGGGTGCTAAGTATGGATTAGCATTTACTCAATGTGTAGATTTTGAAAAAGATATTATTGCAGATAAGGTAGTTCCTACAATGTATGTAAGGACCAGCTTAATGCATAAAGCAAGTGATACTATTATTACTTCTAGGTATCCAATCATACCAAAAAATCACAAGTATGATGATAGCCAATCTTTAGGTTCTGCTATTACTTATGCTAAGAGATATGCTCTCCAGGCAATCTATGGATTACCTAGTGAGGATGATGATGGTAATAATAATACTCATAATGAAACAGTAAATGCAGAGCAAAAAAGAAAGATGACTGTGTTTGCTAACACAATAAAACAATCAGTTAATCAAACAATGCAAAGCAAAGATATGAGTGATGCAGAAAAAATTCACGATCTTATTTCTTTAGAAAAAGAAAACAAACCAGCATTGGAAAAGTTATTAACTTTAGATAAAGGTCAATGGGATATGTTAATGAATTATATTGTTGACGCAAAAAAGAAATTAGGAGGCAAAGGTAATGACACTAATGCTAACTAAGAAACAACTAGGTGTGTTTGATTTTATTTTAGAGTACATAAAAAATAATCGAGTACCACCTACTGTAAGGGAGATAGCTAAAGACTATGGCTGCGTTCATAGTAATGTCCATAGAATGTTGAGGCTATTAGAAAGAGATGGATACATTAAAGTGCATCCAGCTAAACCAAGAGGAATAGAGGTATTGAGAGATGGCTAAAGTCTACAAATCTCGGTTCAGTAAATGGTTTGTAAAAGAGCTCATTAAAGCATTTGATGGGGAGCATGATGTCGTTGTGATTACATTTGATGAACACGATGATCAAGGGCATCCTCATCAAAAGTTTTATTCTGCTGATAATATTGATTTAGAAGTTATGCATAAGACAGCTACTATTGATATTAGACCATACGAAGAATACTGGATTGATAAGCATAAAGATAAAATAGAAATTGAGTTGTTGAAAAAACCAGTAGAGAATAGTACTGGTAATTAATGAAAACTTTTATTTATGTTATTTACATTTGTGTAACGCAAATGGACTGTACTTACATGGTAGCTCCTTATGAATTTTTATCCTGGGATAGCTGCATGGAATACAAAGATATAAATGATCAAAGAGTTTTAGATATTTACAAAGATAATAATATAAATCCTAATTTATTTTTCTCTAAATGCCATGAAGTAGGTACATCTTTAGAGACCAAACAAAGTACTTTACCTTTAAACCGATTTTAAGAGCCGTACAGAGCAATCTTTATTTGAATGATAAATGTATTAGCTTATGCTTTAAGCATAGCTCTACGGGCAGTTTTGATGGCTTTCTGTGAGCATTTATCAAAGACTTCCATTGGATATACATTTCTATCTCCATACCCTGGATCATCTATAGAATAAGAAGAGAAAGTCCTAACATATTCTTTACCATCCTCTTCGAATACATCATACAAGTATGCCTCAGTAATTATTGTAGCACATTTAAGTTTATTAAAATCTGTATCACCTTCAAGAGTTGAGTTCCCAACAATATCAACCCAGGTTAATTTTAGGAAAAAATATTTTTGGTTATTGATAGTAACTGATTTCATACTCTACCCTGGCCTCGATACTTTTTTCTTGTTGAGCTTTTGTTTGGTGACTTACTGTGTCTACCTTTTCTTTTCCTTGGCTTTAACCTTGGAACAAAATCAGTAAACTTTTGTTTGGCCATTACACCAATACTCCAGTCCAACGACCATGCTTGTCCATCTGCATTGGATAGATGACTGGCTGTCCATTGATCACAGCTCCAGTAGAAATAATAAATCTCATTCTAAAGTTACGAGAATATTGGAAGGCAAGGCTAGATTGTTTTGTGAGACATCCGACCTGGAGGGACCACACTAAACTATCTGGATTGCTAAAATATTGTATAGCTGCCTTCGAATGGAAGTGACCTTGAATAGTATGTTTGCCGTATTGGAGACTGAGCTTGAGGCCGTCTGCTGCCATACCATGAGTAGCAAAAACTTCTGTACCATCTGACAATGGAATATTAATATCATCTACCCATTTCCATCCTGGTCCTACTTCTAAAAATTCATTGTAGTTCCTAAGGTAAGCTCTAGGCATTCCATGTTTAAGAGCTCTTCTGTATATTAATGATGAGTGATTAGAGTGTAGTAATGTCATCTCTGGAAATATTTTTTCGAGGTCATGCATTACTTTCTTTGCCATCTTTAATTCATCACCGGCTGATGGAAGATCGGGATCGCTTTCCCACATTGACAATGCGTGGGCATCGCATTCATCACCCACATTCAGAACAAAGTCTGGTTTAATTTCTTTTTTAATTGCCTTCAAAAACTCCAGGCTATCGGGATGCTGCCAGGGTGCGTGTAAATCTGAGATTACTAAAACTGATGAATAACCTTTAGCCATAAAATTCGTCTTTAACCCATTGCTCTACATTGAACCCAGGACAATTTGGTTTGTTAGGTTCAACATCACAATGGCCGATAATTTTCAAATCATCTCCATACATATCTTTAGTTGTATTAATTAGATTATGCAAGGTAATAAATTGTTGGTCAGTAAAGTTGTCACCTCTACCAACAAGACAGATCCCAATGCTTGATGCATTCACAGCTACAGCATGAGCTCCTTGCATATTAATATCTCGACCTGGTTCTAACTTTCCAGATCTAGTTATTACCCAATGGTATCCAATGTCATCCCATCCTCTCTCTTCTGTGTGCCATTTACGAATTGTCTCTGCTCCAATATCCATATCCTCTGGAGTATCAGCACAATGGATTACGATTGTATTAGTTTCTTTTCTTGGTTTCATGATCAGCCTTTCCTATTATTTTATTAATTCTTGTTTTACCAAATTGATCTACATAAACTTCTGCCTCTACAAAATCACAAGTGTAGTTACTCTCTTCATAACCATACCTAAGTATTTCTCTTTTTGTTTTAAGACAGTCAGCAATACTATCTTTATATGTATGCTCTATAACTTCACTTCCCATCCAAAGACATAAACTTATTACAGCTTTGATAACCATTAATGATCGCCATTTAACTTTCCAAGATTAGCTCGAACACTATCTTTTAGTTTTTCAACATCTACTAAAATTTTATCTACATCTTTTTGTAGTCTTTCAATGTTTACTTTGTTTGTCATATTCTGCTCTTGATTTTTTTCTAACTTCTCTACTTGAGATGCAAGATGTTCAAGCAGCATAAACTGTTCCTGGTCTATAGGTTTCTGAGCTGATGCCTCCAGGAGATCTTGCTGCTGTAGTTTGTCAGCAGTCTCTAATAAATTAAGTCTTTCAATAATGCC